TAGTTGCCCAACGCCCCGCCGCCTTGGAATCCGCACGGAGACCGACGCCTGGGAAGATCTTCGAGTATTGGTCGCTATCAACTAAGTTCCTAACCTTCCTACCAAACCCCACAGCTAGTTCAGCCGTGTTAGATGTCTGGATAACCTTCTTGTCTGGGTACTTCCCTAAGAACCAACTAGGAAGTAAGAAGCTGGCAAACTCTGATTTCGTATGTCGCGGCGGCATGTTGATGATCAGTCTCTTCAACTTCCCAGCAGCTATCTCCTCAAACTTCTTAGCCATAAGGGCATGATGTCTGCCATGTATAAACCCAGGCCACATTTCATGCACGAAAGCCATAAACGACTTCTGGGCTTTCTCCCGCGTGACAGCATCCTTATACTGGCTTACCTGCTCCAGTAATTTCTCCTGCTCGTTCGCCGGCAGCTTGCCTATCAGTTCACTTAAGTCCACGGACTATTAGCCTCTTGTCTCTGTCTTACTATAGATAACGATTCCTGCCTGATAGGTTTATCCAATCGGTTTTGTATTTTCGATAGCGTAGGATAAATACTCACAGGACGGAAATACCGCCTCCCACCATGAGAATCTTTATATACGGTGTAGAGAAGCCTAAACGCCTCTAGTAGTAACTGTTCGTCTTTATTCACTCCAAGTCTCCCGTACAAATTCTTCTTTTTTCTTCAGCCCGCCAGGCCAGCTAGATAAAGTATAAGAGTCCCGCAATTGAATCAGTATCTCTATAGCACGATCTATCTCCACAACCTTCTTTTGAAGATTGTCTTGCCATAGTTCGAATATCTCTTTGTCCGTCATTCCAGTGTCCTGAAGTTTATATACACCGGTCTCACACTCCTGCCCGCGCCTTTAACCTTCTTCAACACGCCGATCTTCACAAGCCGGTTGATAATCTCAGCCGTATTCCCCATACCAGCCTTTCCTCGGACATTACATATATCCCGTATAGACGGCCCGAACCCATACTTCTTCCACCACTCATCTATACACAAGAAAACCTCTCTCTGCGCCGGCGTCATATCCTTCTCCACACACTCTTCAAACGACATCTCATTACGTCGCGCCGTCATGTTCCTATTTATAAGTAATACCGTCATCTGGAAATTCTTCCACTCTTAAGAAACTACTTTAACTTTGGAAACTCTTCCACTCTTAAGACTTTACTTTAAGAGTGGAAACTCTTCCAGTAGCATCTTGATAACCTGCCTCATCTTCTAAAAATATATCCCCCTGGGGGGTAGGCAAATCTAAAGGCAAGGGGGGGTCTTCTGTTGGATCAGTAAATTCTTGGGATGGTTCGAGTGGAATAGTATGTATAGAGTCAGCCGGAGTCCCATCGACAGTTTCGGGGGGTGGGGCATGGGTGGGGTCGGCGGCTGTCAATTCCGATAGCAGGTCGTTTGCGTCCACTTCTACCGCATCGCCTGACCCGAGCATCATTGATTTAAGCTGTCCTAGTATTTGTTCGCGTATCTCGCCGCTATCTTTCACCGTCTCAATTCTTTTGGTCTCTCGGAACATGTCAACGCCGGATATAACGCCGAGCGTCTTAACTGCGCTTACCCTTACAGCGTCGCGGTCTGAGTTTGTAGCGATATCGGTTAGCGTTGAAACGATCAAAGCCTTGATTGAATCTATGGAATATTGTGCTGCCCTTTGTTTGTGTAGTTCCAGCCTTTCCATTTCCAGTTGGATTCCAGAGTGCTGTTTCAGCAAGCTGGCAGCGTTTCCTACTGTCTTAGGTTTACCCTTTGATTTATAAGCCTGCCGGTAACTGTCAGCACCAGACAAACCCTCAAGCACTAACCCCTCAGCATATTTCTTCTGTTTGGCAGTAAGGCCGGATTTACCTAAGTGCATAGCACCCTCTAGCCCTTTGCTCTGTATAGCTTCCTTAGCTTGTTTCCTTGTGATGGTTTTCATATTGCACCGTTTTAGCTGTCGCGCGCGCTAGCGCCCCGAATTGCCCCGAATATACAGGAACACCACCGGAATAGTCAAAACCTATTAATTTCCTGGAATTGATTAGAACATACAATATATAAACCCTCTTGACATATTGCATTGAAGTGCTAATCTACCCTTCATGCACTTAACCCTGAGTGCATACCTTATAGGAGATCACATCATGAATAAATCAGAACTGCGAGAAATACAGAATTTATGCGTAATGCACAAATTAGGCGGATACGAGCAAAACATAGCACAAGCGTTATCTGGACTTATTCGCGCCGCAATGACTAAAAAAAGCCGCGCCGCTTTATTGGAATACGCGCCGATCTTTGGCATAGCTAACCATCCCGCTTTCATTATTTAAGGAGATCACAGCATGAGCATTTACAAAGAAAACGGATTTGAGAACCGCCGCGCATATCTTGAAAGTCTATGCGAGGAGTACCCACGCGATGCCGTTTATGGCCTGGCTAGCGTACTTGGAAGCAATGAGGATTTTGACGGACTGATTACCACGCTGGAGGATGAATTCAGTTATTGAGTGTTACCTGCTAGCCGATTGCTTGCAGTCTGCTAGCGGATTATCACTTGATAGTCACCACTTAGGAGAGTGAACCAATGAATGAAATTATTGCCGGTATTGCTGGCTTCTTTATTTTCTGGCTTTTCTTGTTTTTACTTTTATCCATCTGAGGAGAACACCATGCAATATTCACTAGACCGCGCAATTCATGACGCAAAATTCTCGCCCGATAGTCAACCCGCGTTGACCGACCATCAACAAACCGAGATTCTTTCCATCATTGGGAAAGGATGCCGCGCAGATACAAAAGACAGGCTTTCACGCCGCTTGCGTATGCCGCTCGCTTTGTTTCCTTCTTATGGAATTTTCTCCCGCTTAATTATTGCTGACGATAACGACCGCGCACCGTATTACATCTGCGGGCAAAGCTGGACAGATGAAATGCAGACACTTCGCAAACTGATTTTAAAGGGTTAATAAAATGAAAATAACTATACGCATCGACAAAAATTATGGGCTGCAAACAATATATCCAGTTTGCACGCAATCGCAATTACTGGCAAAGCTGGCAGGAACTAAGACCATAACCGCGCACGCGCTGGAAACAATCCGCGCCCTCGGTTATGAAATTCAACTGAAAGAAAATAAGCCCAAAGAATTTGCCCACTTATTAGGGGTCTAGACCATGCGATTAAACGATTATTACGAACTAACCTTAGCCGCGCACTATTTACCCGCGCTTTTTAACGCCGACTATTCTGGACTGGATGACCGCGAAGCCGCCGACCTCGACGCATTTATGCGCGACTACTGGAAACTTCCAGATGCCACGCTTGATTTTACGGACGCGCATTATGGCAGGCAGGAAACACAATTCGCAGTTGACGAGGTTAGCGGATTACATGCGGACTGCTACACCTGCCGCTTGTACTTCACAAACAAGGAGCTAAACAATGCAACCAATTAAAACCCCGCGCTGTTATCTTTCCACTTCGCGCGGATTATGGCGCGTGATATGCCAAGAGCAAACAATTTGCGCTGATAAGGAAACCGCCGCCGATGCCCTCGCCGCCGCAAAGCAATTAAAAGTTACCACCGACCCTGATTTTTTTTGGAACGGGGAAGCTGGACAATTTGAACCGATAACAAAACCGCCGGAAGATACGACCGCCGCCGAGTATTTCACGCTGACAATTCAATCCGCTAACCCGCAGGTTGACACCACCATGACGCTGTTTTAATAGGAGCCAGATTATGCAATGGTTAATAGAAGATCGACTTGAAAACGCCCACATAGGTTATCGCGCTATCGTTGACGCTGACGGATATACAGTATGCAACCCCTCGCCGATGGGCGAAGCAAACGCCCGATTAATCGCCGCCGCACCTGATTTGCTTTTAGCTTTACGAAATTTACTTTCACGCGCCGAAATAGAACTTGATCAGACTTGGACGCTCGACGGGTTAGCCAATTGCGATGCCCTCGCAAAATGCAGAGGAGCAATAGCAAAAGCAACAGGAGATCAAACAATTTAAAACGCTTGACAATTAACTGAGTCACGCTTCACAATGCAATAGTTGTGAGCTTGATTAACTAATACATACAGGAGATCAGACGATGACCAACGAACAGATACGCGAAAACTTTATTGAAGGAAAACTTACTTGGGCAGACTTACTTGTCATAACAGGATTGCAAGCATATCAACTGTACGAAATTTTGTCAGATTTATTTGATTCATATTAACTAGGAGATCAGACGATGAAAACATTAGCCGAAATTAAAACCCGCGCACACGCAATAGCATCAATGCACTTTTACGCTGACGTTGACGACCGCACCGCATGGGAACCATTTGAGGATTACGACAAAAAATGGATAAAGAATGAGATTAAAGACTTGGCGGATGCGTTAGTAAATCAAATGCTATGGGCACAATCTAAATAGGAGATCAGACGATGAACGAATACATAGTTATTGTGCAGGAAGGCAATGAGGATGAAAGCCGATGGAGTTTCCATTGCGATGCCGAAGATGCCAGCCACGCAGAAGAACAGGCTTTAGACCACGACGATGTGATTAGTTGCATCGCTGTTTACGAACGCATTAGATAGGAGATCAGACGGTGAAAACATCAGAACTTACAGGCGCAGCACTTGATTGGGCAGTAGCAAAATGCGAAGGAACATTGCATGACGATGGGTCAGTGTCGGATTACTTTCAACCTTCTGTTGAT